GGTGATCCTTGGCGACGTCGACGGAGACAAGCGCGGCCATTTACGATCGCCCGATCGACACCACCGGCGTCGTCACCGCATCCCGGCCGTCTTTCCCGTCGCGCCCGCGCTTCACCTTCAGCGTCCACGCCTTCAAGCCATCACCCGGTTTGTTCGTCGTCGGTTCGTTGCAGTGCCACTCAGAGCCTGCCCATGTTGTGCAGTCGCCCGGCTCATAAGCCCTGCCTTCGATGTACACCCCGCGGTAAATCTCGACAGGAAAGGTCAACGATCCCAGTTCCTTCACGCGATCGCCGCGCGTACCCTTGACGACGAATTGCCGCTCGTTGGTTTGCGCGACGGACAGTTCGTCGAAGCCGAACCCGTCTACGCCGTCCTTCCCGTTGGTGCCTGGTACTCCATCCTTCCCAGCAGGCCCTGGAATCGGCGCTTTCACCTCGAGCACGGCGATCCGCTCGCTGAGTGTGGCGACGCGCTTCGTCAGCGGCTCAATCCGATCGCGGATCGATAATTCGATCGCCGCGGTTGGAATTGTGGGCGGCTCAGACAGCGGTGGCACAGGCGCCGGCTTCGTTTCGAGCGCCATCAGGCGTTCGGCCAGCGCCGCACACTTCGTCGCCAATTCCTGCGCGTCACGCTGCGTCTGCTCAACCGAGGCGAGTCGGGCCGTCACCGGATCGATCCGATCGCGGAGCGTGAGTTCTAGATCGGCTGGACTCATGCCCGGCGCCGCTTTCGCTTCAACAGTGGTCACGCGATCGCGCAGCGCCGTCAACTCCTGCACGCGGGCCGTCAGATCCCGGTTGCACTGCTCAGACACCGCCAGTCGCTCGAGCACGGGCGCCATCGCGCTCTTGATGAGGAGCGCCACTTCCGCGGCCATGGCTTCAATATCACGCGGCATAGAGCTTCCGTTTCAGCTCAGCAGCGAAACTCGCCGCCCTCGCCAGAGACGCTTTGTCGTCGTCTTCGTCGTCGTCTTCTTCGTCGTCGTCCTCGCGCGTCGCCGCCGGCGGCGCCGCGGGCTTCGCGAACGGCTTCTCGGCGTCACGTTCGGCCAGTGCGGCAAGGCTGAAATACTGCTGCTGCAAGTACGGCGAGTCGCCACCCTTCACCGGCCCGAGTCCGAGGTACCGCTTCCGCGCCTCGTCCGGCGACATGCCGCCCGATCCGATCGAGTCGCCCGCCGCTTTCGTCTTCGTGGCCGTGTCCATCCAGATCAGATCGTCAATGTCGAATTCCGTCCCGTACGGCTTGGGCAGCTCGAGCCCTTCGTCGAGACAGACCTCCAGCGACGTCGTGATGACCTGCAGGCAGTTCGAGTAATACTGCTGGATGAGCGGCTCGATATTCGCGTAGGGCGGCGGCGGCCCGATCCCAACCAAGTACGCGGGCACATGGAAGCACGCGCATACGGTTTCACCCGTCCACTTCAGCTGATCGATCAGCTGCATGTCGATCGCGCTGTACGACATCCGCTCGTAATGCAGCCCGTCGCCGAGCACGGCCACCTTGCCGACGTTGTCGCCGCTGAATTCGCTCTCCCAGTACGTCTTAGCCCTGAGAGCCGCCTCCGGACTGATCGCGCCAGGCGCGGTGAGCACGCCGCCAGGGATCGACGCATTCGAGAAAATCTTGTTCGAGTTGCCCTGAATCGACAGGCCCTGCATCGCCGCCAGACCGCAGGCGTAAATCGGTGAGAGCCCGATCAGCGGGTGGTAGAGCGACACCATCGTGTCGTGGATGATCTCGCGCGCGGGCACCGTGACGACTTCCTTCGGTAGGCCAGAGAGATCGTCGCGCTTCAACTCGTAATAGACCGCTCCGTCTTGCCCCACGAGCGGCGTCACGCGCGTCGGGTCGAGCACGTAGCCTGCGACCACGACCCCTCGCTGATCGCGGCCCTTCAGTACGTACGTATTCCCGTGAATGAGCTTCGAGACGACCCATTGCTCGATGAACTTGATGCGGGTCTGATACCTATTCGGCTTTCGCAGGAATGGTGAAAACGCTGGCGACTCCGCCTCCGCCCAGATGCCATTGGCATCTTGCTCCACGAGCCGGAGGCACAGCTTCGCAATGTCTGACGCAATAAGGGTCACGCAACTGAACACGGCCGAATACGTTAAGACCGTGTCCATTTTCACTTCGGCGTTGCGCTGCCAGGCGCCCATGAACGGTTCCCGAATGACAGACCACCAGCCGCCGCGCCCACTCAAGGGCTGCATGGGGATCGCCTTCGGGCGCCATTCGATCGTGAGCGGGCCGATCTTCACCGGCGCGGCTTCTTCCCCGCGCGCGAGGGTCGTACCGCTTTGTCGCGGAGCTTCATCGGCTCCTGCTGTCGTTTCTGGCTGTCGGCCGCGGCCTTGTCCTGGGCTTTCGCGTGCGCCACGCGCGATCGACGCGGACGGCCATCCCTTGCGCCTGCAGGCTGTGGGCCATCGACTCGTCGACGTCGTAGGTAGCCCCGACTGGGTATTCCTTCCCGTGCGTGGTGTGCCACTTGATCGATTCGACGGTCACTAGTGTCGGTTTCTGATCCGCCATGTCCGAAACTCCCTTATTGTTGAATTTGGATCCACAGCTGCACGGTGCCGCCCTTCGAGACGCCGGCATTCGCCACGACGAGATCGAGCGTGCCGGTCGCGTCATAGATCAGCGGCGCTGCCACACGCGTTTGGGTGCTGACGGTGGCGCTCAAATTGGCGCCTGTCCCACCGAGGTAATCAATCCCGTTTGCATCGACGAGAGTGACGTCATACAGCGCAGTCGGGGCCGTGCCGCCGCCGTCTGGAATGAACTTGATCTGAATTAGTGACCCGGGCCGGAACGTCTGCGGGTTGGCACTGACGGCGCCGCCGGCGTCGGACACCCAGGCGAGGCTGTACTTAACGGCCCGAATATCCGACACGTTCGTCGTCGTCACGGTGACGGTTCCGACCGCGTGCGTCGTCTGTAGCAACAGCGCGAAAACGACCGCGAGAAACACCCAGAGACGCATCGATCGCATGTCTGCTCTCCTAGACCGTGCCGTAGATCAATTCAACGCCCGCCGGATGCGCCGGGAGCGTCTGATACCGCGTCAACATGAGCTGTTCGCGTTGCTCAAATTCGTCCCAGGCCGTCTGCACGCCCGGGTAGCGTGGGTGGCGGTAGTCGTCGCCGGCAATCACGCCACCCGGCGTGACGTGCGGCACCCAGGCATCGAGATCCGCGAGCACGCCCGCATGGCTGTGGTCGGCGTCGACATAGAGGAAGTCGATCGGCTGCGTCCAGTACTTCGCCGCCTCCTGCGTCGTCGCGGGAATCAGGCGCACGCTGGCACTGATCCCAGCCTCGACCATCGCGCGCGCGCAACTCAGGAGCATGAGCGGCGACCGTCCCGCCGGCGACCCGCCGTCGTCGCCCAACTCGCCCGCCCAGGTATCGACACACGTCACCGTCCCGCCCCACCGCCGCACCGAGCGCGCCATCGCAATCGCGGAGGCCCCCAGCCACGAGCCGAGCTCGACGACGACCTTCGGGCGATACTGATCGAGCAAGGCCAGCACCTGCGGTCCGTGATTGAACCAGCCATGCGGGAGGTGCGCCAGTTCCGTCCGTTCAGCGATCACGCTTCGCCTTCTTCGGCTGCGGCGCCTCAATCGGGACAAACCCCGCGGCCGCGACCATGTGGTCGTACTGCTGCGGCGTCAACGTCGGCGGCACCGGCCACGCCTCGCCGTTAAACGGCGACTTCAGCCAGCGTGTCGGCGGTTCGATAGGTGTGCTGTCCGACATGCCCGATCCCTTTCGACAAATCGTGGTCGAGATAAATCGTGTGCCCGGCCGCCCGCAGCGCTCGGCAAAACATGATGTCTTCACCGATGTCGCCACCCTGGTCGTTCAGCCCATGCCGGAACCACGGCCGCGCGAGATCGACCACGATGTCGGCCTGCATCAGCACGCAGCCAAACCCGAGCGCGTCCACCGCTTCCAGCCCGGTGGACAGGGCCTCGGTCGCCACGCGCGTGCGATCCTCCCGCTGCGCCGTAAACAGCCCGGACGGCTGCCGGACCCGGTAGTTACAGCCGACAATCGGCTGCGCATGCGCCGCCAGCAAGACCGCCGTTTCGCGCGGGAAGGTCATATCTGTATCGAGCCAGAGGACGTGTGTCGCCCCCTGCTTCAGTGACGCCTCGAGAAAGAATTCGCGTCCGACGTGGATATACGTCGACGTGAGAAAGCCCACCGTCACCGTGCTCCACGGGCCGCGCTCGCGCGTGTAGGCGTAGAGCTGCGCGAGATCCACCGCGAAGGAGGCCGGCACCGTATCCCGGGTCGGCCCCCCAATCGCTAAGCGCAAACCGTTAAACATCAGCCGTTA